GTTGGCGGCGAGCCCAATGTCATCACCGAGATCAAGAACAACGGCACTGCCCTGGCTGTTGCCAATAAGGGCGTCGACATCGGCCCTTCCATCGCCGAGGCCGTGGCCGCCGCTGACCACCTGACCAAGAAGAAGGTAACCTCCGTAGCCGACATCGACCCTGCCGCCGACGGCGCCGACAAGTTCATCTACCTGGTGCCCAAGACCGACTCTGACGAGGACGACGTGTACGACGAGTACATGATTCTGGACGGCAAGGTGGAGCATGTGGGTAACACCAAGGTGGACCTGAGCGGCTACGTCCAGAAGGAGGATGGCGCTGGCCTCTACCCCGATGCCGACAAGGAGAAGCTGGCTGGCATCGTGATGGCCGAGGACGCTGAGATCACCGCCATGCTGGACGAGGTCTTCGGGGCGGCTCAGACTGAACCGACGCCTCCTGAGACCACCGAGCCCTGAACAATCTGAGAGGGGATGGAGAAATATCTCCGTCCCTTTTCGCATTTGAAAGGAAGATAAACGTATGGCAGAGAAGAAACTCAGCACTGTTGAGCAGCTCAAGATGCTTGCCCTCAGAGCAAAGGCTGATTCTGCCGCCCGTATCGCCGCCCTGGCGGCATTGGTTGCCGATGGTTATGGGCATCTCATCACGGTCACTTTGCCGGCTGGCAAATGGAGCGGCAGAGCACAGAAAATCGAACATCAGGCCCTTTTGGCGAACAGCGGCTACTGTTACTTTGTCTGCGGCGACGCCGACTGCTACATGGATTGCAGTGACACCGGCATCAAAGCGGACAATGTTGTAAAGGACGGTGAGGTTATGTTCCGATGTGAAGTCACACCCGACATAGACCTGACCGTAAATATTCTTCGACTGGAGGTCGAGACAGAATGAGTGAAAACCCCAATGTCGGCAAGGTATTCAATCTGACCGGCGGTGGCAGTAACGGCTCTCTCAAACTGGAGAGTTTGGATGTCACCAAGCCCCCTATCAAGACAACTTATAAGTCCGGGGAGAGCTTTGACCCCACTGGTATGGTGGTAACTGCCAGCTATGGCTATGGCATCACCTCGGACGTGACCGGATACACCGTGACCCCCTCCGTCCTGACCGACGGTACTACCGAGGTCACTATCACCTACACTGAGGGCCGAACCACTAAGACGGCGAGTACGCCTGTGACTGTGGAGAAAGTCCTGGTATCCATTGAGGTCGCTACCAACCCGACCAAGATGACCTATAACTACCTGGAGAAGTTCGAGCCTCATGGAATGGCTGTGACCGCCACATTTTCGGACGGTTCCAAGTCTGCCGCCACAGGGTATAGTTATCCCACCACGGAGTTCTCCACGCTGGGGCAGCAGGCTGTGAATCTGGATTACACCTTTGAGGGGGTTACCAAATCCACCAGTCTGACAGTGACGGTCGATCCCATTGAGGTGCCCGTTCCCACCCAGAAAGACGCCCCCAGCTATGACGGCAGCACTAAGCAGCCCATCTGGAACGGGTATGATTCCGTCAAAATGGCATTGGGCGGAACGACTGATGGAGTCAACGCCGGCAACTATACCGCTAAGTTCACTCTGGTCTACGGCTATGTATTCCCTGATGGGAGTAATGAGGCCGAGGCGGAATGGACAATTAGCAGAGCGGTTATTCCGGCACTGCCCACACAGAACAACGCTCTGGCCGCCGACGGCACGCCCAAGTCTCCTACTTGGGATGGTTACGTCGTAGGTCAGCTCACTATCAGTGGTGACCGATTCGGAACCGAGGCCGGCGACTACACTGCCGAGTTTACCCCGACCGACAACTATCAGTGGTGGGACGGCACTACTGATATGAAGACCGCTACCTGGACTATCTCCAGCGTCATCGTCCCTATCCCGACGCAAAAGGGCTCCCTCACCTATACCGGGGCGGCCCAGACGCCTCAGTGGGATAACTTCGATACGGAGAACTCTACCGTACAGGTCACGCCTGCTACGGATGCCGGCGAGCATACGGCTACGTTCTCTTTGCTGGCAGGTATGTGGTCGGATGGCACCACAGCCAACAAGACCATCAAGTGGGTCATTGGCCGGGCCACCATCGCCAAGATTCCGGCTCAGAGCGGTATGCCGAAGTACGACGGCAACCCCAAGACTCCGACCTGGGACACCAACTATGACGCCACCAAGATGACGTTGAGTGTGGAGGCCAAGGTCAATGCCGGGACGGCCTATACGGCTTCGTTCACTCCGACCCCCAACTATCAGTGGCCGGATGGTACGATTGAAGCCAAGGTGGTCACCTGGGCCATTGGAAAGGGCGATAACGCCATTACGGTGAGCCCCACTTCGATTACGCTGAACACTGCTAACAAGAGCGGAAAGTTTACTGTCAGCCGGAAGGGCGACGGTACTATCACCGCCACCTCCAGCGACACCAAGATCGCTACCATCGGCGCCATCAACCAGACCACCGGTGAGGTAACTGTCAACAGCGTTGGCGATACTACCGGCACTGCGACCATTAAAGTCAAAGTTGCCGAGAGTGCCAACTACCTTGCCCCGGCGGATAAGGATGTTCCGGTCAAGGCACAATTCGTCACCATCTACGGCGTGGAATGGGATTGGACCAGCAGCGGCCCCACCAAGGGCACCCGCACCGACGCAGCGGCCGGGTTCAGCGATCCTAATCCGGCTGTGAACAACGGTAATGGCTCCTCTCCCTTTGACAATCTGATGCCCTGGGCCGGCATGGTCAAGGAGACCCGTACCGGCGGCGTGATGGTCAAGGAGCCCAAGTATTGGTACAAGTGGACCAAGACGGGCAAGAAGCTGAAGCTCCAGATTGCGGATGGTCCTGTTGAGGGATTCCATGTGGACCCGGTGAACATGGATCGCGGCGATGGTCTCGGCGAACTGAACTTCTCCTACATTGCCCGGTATCACTGCGCCTCCGGCACCTACAAGTCGGAGACCAACAAGGCGCAGCAGGTCAGTATCACCAGAAGTGCGGCTCGTACCAGTATCCATAATTTGGGGGCTAACATTTGGCAGATGGACTTCGCCCAAATGTGGTACGTTGGAATGTTGTTCCTGGTCGAGTTCGCTGACTGGAATGGTGAGCGGATTGGCCGGGGCTGTTCTGCCAGTGGTTCTAAGGAGAACAACGGTAAGACGGACGCTATGCAGTACCACACTGGCACTACGGCGGCTAACCGGGATACTTACGGTTATACCCAGTATCGCAACATTGAGGGCTGGTGGGACAATGTATATGACTGGATGGACGGCTGCTACTACAACAGCAACGGCCTGAACGTTATCAAGAACCCCAACCAGTTCAGCGATAGCGCCAATGGTACGCTGGTTGGTAAACCGGTGGCTGGTTATCCTTCCGACTTTACCATTCCGACCCAAAGCGGATTGGAATGGGCATTGTTCCCCAGCGCTGCGGCTGGAAGTACCACAAATTATGTCCCGGATTACTGGAATTTCGACGGTAGTTACCCGTGCCTGCTCCACGGCGGTAGCTATAACCAGTACCAGGATCACGGGCCGTTCTGCGTCGACTGCTACGGTGCGTCGTACGCGAGCGCCAACATCGGCTGTCGCCTCCAGGAACGCCCGCCGAAGGCGGCGTGATTCCCCTGATAGAGGAAGGGGTTTGGGGTGAGGGGACCGCAGTCCCTTCCCCCAACTCTACGCCTTTGAACAATTCAAAATGGAGCTGAAACGCTCTTAAAAATCGCTTTTCTTTTGATAAAGGGAAGCGCGGGGTCAACTTTGCAGCAGACGATGTCCCGGATAACTGGAATTTCAACGGTAGTAACCCGTGCCTGCACCACGGCGGTAACTATAACCAGAACCAGAATCACGGGCCGTTCTACGTCAACTACAACGGTACGTCGAACACGAACACCAACATCGGCTGTCGCATCCTTGATAAGCCACAGGCTAAACCTCCTATAGGTAGTCAGGGTTCCTCACCCTTTCTATTACGCATCGTTGACCGCGCAGCACTGGCTGAAGATGAGCCGACAGGACACAGCTTAGTACACTTCGGGCCGGGTCTCGCCTCGGAACACCCCGCGGCGATGGAACAGTTGTGAGGCTACAAGGAGGAAAACATATCCCTGATGAAACGAGTTCGAGTTTACCAACAAATTCTCTCTGAGGAAAATCTGCGTCTTGCCATCCAGGAGGTCTGCCGCAGTCACCGGCGCAATGGCGACCACAGTCTGAACAAGAAGGTGCTGGAAATCGAGGCAAACCTGGACGACTATGTGAAGCTCCTTCACAAGTTCATCGAGGACCTGGTGAGCGGAGACGCCCATATGAACAAACCTATCAAGCGACGGCGCTGGGACCGGAACGGAGACAACGGGCGAGGGAAATGGCGAGACATCAACGAGCCCCTGTTATGGCCGGACCAGTGCGTCCATCACGCGGCCTTACAGGTCATGATTCCGCACATCATGCGGGGTATGGACCGTTACTGTATTGCAAGCGTTCAAGGCCGGGGCAACTCCTATGGCGTGAAGGCGCTGAAGAAGTGGATGGATGACGACCCCATTGGTACCAAATATGCCTTGGAGTGTGACATTTACCACTGCTTCGAGGAACTGGACCCGGCGTATGTCATCAATGCGCTGAAGCGGCTCTTCAAGGATCGGGAAACCCTTTGGCTGTGTGACGCCATGATGGAGTACGGCGTGCTGATCGGCGCATTCTTCTCCGCATGGTTCCTGCACCTTACAATCCAGCCGTTAGACCTGATGATTCACGACAAGAAGTATGGCGTGAGTCACTATTTGCGGCAGATGGACAACTTTACCATCTTCGGTTCCAACAAGCGAAAGCTGAGGAAGCTGTTGGAGGACATGAAGGTCTGGCTGGCCGCAGTCGGATTGAAGCTGAAGGGAAACTGGCAGATCTTCCGGGTGGGCTTCACACCTCTGGTTGCTAAAGCCCATGAGATGCTGCCCGAGAAAAAGCAGCGGCATCGCCGGCCAAGAATGCCATCCGCTCTTGGTTATCGGTTTGGTCGCGGGTACACGATTCTTCGGAAACATAATCTGTTCCGGCTGAAACAATCGCTGCATCTGTACTACTATCGACGAGATCGGAACCGGGTCATCTCATTCAAGAGAGCATCCGGCTTGATTTCGCGGCTTGGGCAGCTTCGCAAATGCAACAGCCAACAGATACTGGAGCGGTACTACCAACCGAAGACGATGTTCGATTTGAAGAAGGTCGTCCGAAAGGAATGCAGGCGGCTTCAAGCATTATATCCGCCTTATGTGGCGGCATAAAGGAGTGATACCATGAAAGTACATGGGATGGTAGATCCCGGCAGTTTTACCGTGGAACAGATCCCCGGGACAAACAGGAGTCTCGTGCGGCTTTTCCAGAATGTGGAGCCCTACCATGAGGAGAATTTCGACGGGTTCCAGTACGACGAGTACCATGTCGAGATTGAGACCTGGGACGGCATTGCCGCAAATGTGCAGGACAACTACGACGAGTTCCTGAAGAAGGGAATGGACAATGAAGTCGACCGCAGCAATGAGGCGCTGTTCCAAGCACAGCAGAAGACGGACATCGCTGTTCAGGACATGGATGGCATGAGCGTCGACCACGAGTATCGGCTGACCCTGCTGGAGCTGGGCCTGTCTGAGACTGATATTTGAGGAAGGGAGGATTAGACCATGTTGTATCGTACTCTGAAGCGCATGATCGAGCGCGGCCAGACCGATGGTATCGAGACCAAGCTGGACATCTTCTACGCTGCCGGCAAGATCTCCGAGGCCGAGTATTCTGAGTTGATCGGGATGCTGAGCGCCCAGCGGTAACCCTGCACAATGCTTAAAAGCAACAGGAGGTGACAGATATGGACGGAGATTATATCTCTCGCCATGAGCATGAGGAGTTCCGCCGGAGTATGGAGGCCGAGAATCAGCGTTTGGAGGATGAAAACAAACGACAGAATCACCGGCTGGAGGCGCTGGAGGAGACCGTTAAGCAGGTTGCCGCTATCAGTACATCCGTGGAGAAGCTGGCTCTGAACATGGAGAACATGCTAAAGGAGCAGGTCAACCAAGGGAAGCGCCTGGAGACATTGGAGAGTCAGGACGGCGAGAAATGGCGTAAGGCTGTTTGGTGCGTTATCAGCGCCATTATCGGCATCGCCGTCGGAATGATTTTCCGGCTTCCTGTTTCGTGATGGAGGTCGACGTATGCTGAACATCAAAGCAAAGGAAGTCGCGCCCATTGTGGAGCAGCCTGCTGATTTTTCTGAGGAGTGGCCGGAGAACATCGTTGAAGAGCCCGCCCTCGACCTCCCTGAACCAAACAAAAGGAAAGCGACCACCATGAAAATTATCGTGTGGGTCTGTCTTATCAATGGAATCGCCTGGGTGTGGTGCAGCTACATCCTCGCATGGATGGGTAAGGAACAGATCGCCGAGAGTTTGTCTCAGGTGGCACTTACTGAAATTATCGGCGTGGTTCTGGTGTACGCCATCAAATCCGGTGTCGAAAACCTCAGTAAGAATAATTCATGGCCGGATAAACACGGCTCCACCCCGTCTGATGGGGTTGGATAACACAAGGAGGAAAAGTTATGGAAAAGTTGAACACAATTCAGAAGAGAAACAATCTGAACACCGTTTACAGAGACGGGGAGCCCGGACCTGGTGGCGCACATCATGATTATGTGGTGTCGTTCGGCAGCAGTCTGCCGGAGAGTGATGGAGAAGGTGTCCGTATTTGTTTCCAGTGCGGGCCCCGTAAGGACCCTGAGGCGCGGAAGGGCGTCTGTAATGCGGACCTGCTGGAAATTGTACGTGACCAGTTGCGTGCTTTTCAGGCTGGGCCGTTCAGCTGCCGGGAAAATGCCTGCGCCTTGACTCACATCGAGGAAGCCTTGATGTGGCTGAATCGCCGGGCTGAGGATCGGGCGGAACGTAACGTGCTGGGCACGATCGAGAAGTAACACAAGGAGGAATCAAAATGGAAAGTGCTCTGAACTGGTCCATGGTCGTCAGCATCATCGGTGTGTTGGTGGTACTGGCCAACATTGTGGTCCAGGTGCTGAAGAAGTTGACCTGGGATCGGCTGCCGACGAATGTCCTGGCAGTTGTTGTCTCCATGATACTTACACTGGTGACATTCTTCGCTTATTGTCAGATCAATGCCATCGCCGTGGTGTGGTATATGGTAGCCGCCGCAGTCGTTATGGGCTTTATGGTTTCGTATGCAGCCATGTTCGGTTATGACAAGCTCATGGAGGCCATCGGCAAGGCGGGCAAGCAGTAAACTAAATTCAGTTAAACAGAAAGTGAGGAAGTTAGCATGATTCTCAAGACATTAACCCATGACCGAGGAAGTTCTGATTGTTGGAACTACTACGACAACATCGAGAGTGCCAGCGTGTACTTCGACGAGGACGCTCAGATGTCCTGTGTTGCCGTCCGCTTCAAAGGCGCGGATTCAGATGTGGTTCTCGGTCTAAGTGAGGTGGCGTACCTGTGTAACGACAGGGGACAGACCATCGAGAAGCTTCGGCCTGCGGTGAAACAGACGGAGTCGGCTGAAGTGCATACTGTTGAACTGACCGTCGGCGAACCGGTAGGGATTTAGCAGTAATTGAGAGCGGAAAAAGGTGTAGGAGAGTCGTTTACTTCTTGACTACTCCTACACCTTGACCGTTTTAGCCTTGGAAACACTGGACTTTGTGCATCTTATATAGAAACGCTCTCTTGTATTTGCTGCTCTTTTCTGCCCTTAACTACTGTTATCTCAATGGTTTAAGCAGTAGTTAGAAGTGGAAAACTTTGTGGAAATGTAGATAACTTATCTATTATTCCTACACTAATCCTATACCGATATTCCTATATTTCGCAAAAGGTGGAACAGAATGAATAAAAATACAAAAAGGAGAACTGTATGAGCAGATTGACCGATGAAGAAATCAGGAAAATGCCGCTCAATGAAGCTGATATATACCTCGAAACGCACCCTGACGAGGCTCAGCATTTTGCTAAAGTGTTCGCAGTATCAGCTGCCAAGCAGACGAAAAAAGCAATCCTCTATCTCTGCGACGGCACTGTCGAAAGTTGCCGAAAAACCAGTTGCTACAAAAGAGGTCGCGAATGCCGGCACACGACAGACGCCGATCATGCCCTGACCTCTGAGCCCCGCCACCTCGTCCCCGATGAGCAAGGCAATCTGTGGGAGACTTCTCCCAAAAATTGAAAACGCCATTTCTAAAAGAGAGGAAAAGGAGGAGACTGCCGGTAACAGTCCCCTCCTTTCATGTGTTCAAGCCATTTTTGCCATCAGGTCTACAACCCGGACATCTTTGTATCGCTCTACAAACTTTTTGCCTGCATTGTTATATCGGCTCAAGTAGCAGAGGATTGCTGCATTTCCGTACTGCCAGTGACCATTTGAATCAGGCCAACCGAGTTTCCGGATAGCATTCACAAGTGCCATACTCATGCTTAAACACCTCCTCTCTTTTAGAAATGGCGTTTTCTCATTTTCCACCTCCAATACTCAAAGGGTGTTTTTCTCCTTTCCGCACACTATAGCACGACCAATTATCAAAGTCAATCCGATACGCATGGAGCAGTTGTCAGAATTTTGCGCTCTTCAAACACCCTATCTTATTTTTTCGATTTCGGTCTTTAGCCACTCGAACTCACGCTGAGTGTAGACTTTCTCGGTAATGTCCGAAATCTTGTGACCGACCATGTACTTGATGGCATATTCGTCTACCCCGGCTTTCTTGGCAGCAGTTACAAAGTGTTTCCGGCCATCGTGCGGACGATGCTCCGGTTTCAACTTCAGCTCATCCCGAACCATGGCGAACCCCTTTTGGTATCGCTGATAGGTCAGCATCGTTGGCTTGCCGCTGCGGCCATCCGTACAAGTAAATAAATACTTGCTGCCAGCCTTTTGAGACGCCTGATATTGTCTCTCGACTAAGTACCGTATCTTCGAGTGGATCGGTACGACACGGTTCTCTCCGGCATCAGTTTTCATACCGCCTTTGAATGTCCAGTTTTCAAGGTCAACATTCTCCAGCTCCAGTAGGCCGAGCTCCTGGGGCCGCCAGCCTGAGTAACACTGGATCAGCAAGATATCGACATAGCGTTTATCGTCAACATGGGCCCAAAGCTGGGCCATCTCTTCTTCGGTGAAGGGAATATGCTCCTGTTTCACCGTTTGGATCTCTTTGATAGTCTCTTCGGTCAGGTTGAATGTGCGGGAGTAGTTCCGATCAACAAGTTCATATTCCAAAGCGTAGTCTAACATGAGATTGAACAGAGATTTAATTTTGTTCTTCATACTTGCCGAAGGATGCTGCTCTTTCCCTTTGACTTTGGCGGTTCCTTCTTCCATGCAGCCTTTTACATGACGGGCTCGAACATCCATCACCCTCATATCGTAGACAGCCGAACAATAGGCCCAAGCCGATGTAACAGCTCGGATGCTGCCATCCGCTTTAAGGGTCTTGAAATACTCTTCTGACCATTTGTCGTAAAGCTCCCTAACTGTAATGGACGGCTCCAAATCATACGGATTTTTGTTATACTCTACGAGAGCGGCGTAAGCGTCATTGTAAGTAGGGAAATACGATTCCGGTTTCAGAGGTTTACAAATAGGTCGCCCTTCTGGGGTCTTTCCAACCGTAACCATCGCCCGAAAAGGGTTTCGGAGGTTGCGGTTCTTTATTTCACTGATTTGACCAAAGCCATTGGGGAGGCGCCTTCGTTTGTTGCTCTTAACACGGGGTTTTCGTTTTACAGTGGGCTGCATCGGGTAGCCACAATGAGGGCAGGCCGTAGCCTTATCGCTAACTTGGAGTTCGCATTCAGGGCATTTTATTAACATGGCGGTTCCTCGTCTTTCTTTTCAAGAGTCTTAATCGGAAGCCTTTCGATCTTATCCACTATGCGTCCAAGTTTTTGAATGCTCCAGACAATCCCGGCAAATTTCAAAATGCCTATGACCTGCTGGTTTTTGTTATGCTCTTTTACACCCCCTTCTTCGGTATAGACCTTATGCAGAAAGTCTTTTGGGTTCACATGTTTCTTCATCGAATAGCTCCTTTCGCAGGTTTGGCACCTCCTTTTATGAAGGAGGTTGACTACCATGAAAATAGACAAAAAGTTAATGAACGAGGTTGAAGAGTTGTGGGTTGGCCACGAGGAGGCATTAACGCACTTCGGACAAGTATGTGTCGCGGCAGCAAAAGCTGGGCACGATTGCAAAGTGCGAAGACATTTGCGTCTGGGTATGGTTGTAGCCACTGCGGCAACTATCATCATTACATGCTGTTTAGATTTGATGAGCGAAACTTACTAAAACGGGAGAGGCTCGCGGAAACGCGGGCTCTTTCTTTTATTTTTCCCGTTTATTTTGCTTTTCCCGCTATTTCCCTTTGTTTCGCCCTAATAATCATATATGATAGTGTAGGAATTGTCAAGTAATTCCTACATAACTTTTTAACTTAGATTAGGAAGCTCGTACCTTAGAACAGAAAGGAGTCATGTATGATTACCAAGAACGCGTCAGTCTGCCCAAAATGCGGAGGACATCTCAGATTCTTCGACACTGTGAAACGCATTGTACGGACAAAAGCTCGGGTGACAGAATGGATTGTAATACGCAGACTCCGGTGTACTATATGTGGTTCGTTACATAGGGAATTACCAGAGGAACTATTCCCTTACAAGCAGTACGAGGCCGAAGTCATTATCGGTGTATTGGAGGGCCTTATCACCTGCGAAACACTGGGGTTTGAGGACTATCCCTGTGAGATGACTATGTCCCGCTGGCTCGCTGAATTTACAGGTGCTGTTACGGAAAGGAGGTCGTACTATGAACGAGAAACGACTGATGGGCGAAATCGAGAAGCTGTGTAAAGACGGTC